ACTCTGATTCAAATCCTCTTTGAGTAAAGTGTTCATTGAGTTTGTATTCAAGAAACTCACCACCAAGAGACTTCAAAAGAGATGCCATTCTCTCACATTCTTGACTTCCGTTAGAATAGATTACAGCAGTCATTCTTCCTCCTTGTACTCGATTGAGATTTTTCTGGTGACATTACCACGACTATCTTGAATGATATAACTTTTTAATTCACCACCCAATTCTTCTGCAATACGATTAAGTCTCCACCATGGAACACTCTTTTCTCTTTTACCCTCAACCATTTTTGATTGCTTATCATCCCATATGTAGTTATGAAGTTTTCCATCACTACCAATGACTTGATAATCATACTCCATCAGTCTTTACCCATTCATCAATTTTTTCTTGTGTAGGAATAATCCACCTAAAATTTGTGTCTTCTCTAATGAATTCTTCGTTCATTTTTTCAAAAGTTTCAGGTGTAAGTTTTTCCATAATCAATCTCTTTGTCTCCAATCATCAGGTTTATCTTGCTTGAACCAATCCACAATTTCGTCTGCGGAACCAAACCCCGTTCTGTGATTGGATGGGTCGGGGTCACCTAATCCCATCCTATTCATAAAATCATCCATACTGCCTTCTTGCATATCAGGATTCATTGCTATTCGTCTTGCTTTTTTAAGCATTTCACTAGCAGTCGTATTTGCTTTTGCCAACTTGTTGGACCAAATCATGTCCTCAAGTTTTACTTCTTCTCCATTTACAATACATTTGCAGATAAATTCCAATCTTAGCCTGTATTGGGTTGAAAGCATATTATTATTCCGAGAGATAGTGTTCTAGTTGATTAATCCTAGTAAACTCAGAGTATGCTGCTTCTGAGCGAACATGAAGAATATCACGAATGTCATCCATAATAAAAGTTGGATCAATACCATCATCCAGATATTTATCTAATGCTTCTTTTAAATACCTATATCTATGCCATTCTGGTGAGTATGGTTTGTACATGATAATACAATTATTTAATCATATCATAATACTATTTACTAAAGTTGTCAACGCTCAATATAACTGAGTGTATGATTTTGAGCACAAAGTTGTTCAATAATAATATCACAACCAATTTTAGGTTCACAGTCTCCACAGGTAAAAATATCAACTGCTGCTTCACCTTTTTCTGGCCATGTATGAATACTAATATGACTTTCTGCCAATAGAGTTAATACGGTAACTCCTTGAGGTTTAAATTTTTTTGATATAGTTTGAATTATCGTAGCACCACTTATAATAGCAGCACTTTCAATTAAATCAACAAGTAACTTTTCATCATTTAACAATTCAAAAGAGCACTCATAAAGATTCAACAGATAATGTTTTCCCATTATGTCTCCATATCACTTAAAAGATTTTTTACAACTTTTTCATTACCGTCAATTGTTTTAATAGTATAGAGTGAAGATTTCATATATTTTTTAATCTTCTTATATTTCTTAAGGAGTTTTTTAACCTCATCCGCATTTACGGTAATTCCTAGTTCATTTTCATCAAAACCTTGATTCATTTCTTTCTCGTTTTTTCTGGTGGTTTATATCCCCACATCTTGGGATTTACAGATCCATATCCAAAGTCAATTTTTTTGACTGCTCCAGGACCATACTTATCATAGTACATATCAAAAAGATCTACCATTTTTTTACAACGAGTTAGATCAATATATGTTTTACCATCAACAACATACCAAATAAGTCTAGCATCAGTTGGAAATGATTTGTCTTTTGCTTCCTCAATGGTTGTTTTTTCTAAAAGAATTTGACACCCATATGAAGATGGATCATCAGGATTGATTGCTTTAGTTCCCATTTCTTTCTCTATCACATTAACATCTTGGGAAACACTCACGAACGACCTCCCCATTGAATATCAGGGTATGCATCTTTTACATTTTGATGAGTGATTTTATATTTAGCAGCAAGATTTTTATCTTTAATCAATACCAAAATTTCTGCTTCCCTAGGATGTAGTCTTTCAAGTAAGTTAATGAACATCATCTCTCTACGAATTGTAGTGAGACTATCATTTCCACCCTTCACAAAATGATAGAAGTTTTGATATTCCCTACGAATAGAAGATCGTCCTCTTCCATCAAGATCTTGATCTGTAGCAGATTCTCCACCTGCTGCCTCTTTTGTAAGATTCTCAGAAAGAGTTCCAGTATATACTGATTGGTCTTCAGCATCTCTATAAGGAACTTCACCTTCAGGAAGAAGACTAATAACAGTCTCATCAAAGTTCCAAATAAAAATTGCTTTCAAAGAATCGTGTTGATACTTTTGCAGAACTTCAATCTTCTTTGCATTACTTCTTTGCTTACTTGCAAGTTCAAAAACTTCATATGCAAAGGGATTTGTTGGAAGTTCTGCAATTGTTTTTGGTGTGGCAGATGTTTTTGTTTTACTTGCTGCTTTAGTCTTACTCGTCGTTTTCGTTTTCGTTGTCGTAGTCATAATCGTTTTCAAATCTCACTGCTAAAATTTCGTCTGGCAATACATTCCCATTTTCATCAAACATCTCTGGGTGAGTGAACACTGGTTGTGTTTGGTAGAAATGATCTTTCGCTAACCATCCTACCACACCTCCCACAAAAAAGAACATAATTGAAATAAGGGTGCCAATGGTGAGAGTTACTGCTAACATTTTTTTTCTCCAGAGAACTATTTTTTCCTAATGTCCAAGTAGAAGTTTAGGTGTAAAATAATTTCTCTGCGGAGAAAAGAAACCATTTTACCAAACTTTACTTGAAAAGTTTTTGGTGGATCTGGTATCCTCCTCCTATTTCTTAGTAGTAATTCCGCACCCCGATTGATATCGGGTTCTGATTTATTTAGTGCGCTTTTTACGCCTTCCAGGTCTTTTGTCATAACTATACTTACAAGCGTCATCTAAAATGTCTTGAAGATATTTTTTTATCTTTCTTGCTTGAGGTTTAGAAATGTGACCGTATCCTTCCCTTAATTGTTTATGTATTTTATCAGAACCACCTTCAATGTATTCTTCAAGGTCTTTAATAACGTTTTTTACATTAGTTACAGTTCCACTTTTGTTAAAGATAACAATATCTTTTCTTTTTGCTCCACGAAATTGTAGATAATCATAAAATTTTAATACAAATTTTCCACTAAAAGCAAGATCAATTGCTTTTTCTACATCATAGTAAGTTTCGTGAAAGTTATTGTCCATTAAACAATATTATTTTCTTTAAGGTATTTTACAGTCTCTGTACATCCACCCAAATTTTCCTGATCATTAAGGATAACTTGTGGAAATGTAGATCCTTGCCCAAACTTAGAATAAAACTCTTCTCTGTTAAAGTCAACATTTAATTTATAAACAACAAAAGATAAATTTGCCATCTCTAAAACTGTTTGAATTTTAGAGCAAAAGGGACATCCTTCTCTTGAATATACTGAAAATTTCATAGCATTAACGAATTGTATCTCTATATTTTACTAAAGAATTTAATTTTCTATTAAAAACGTAACGGTTTTTTGTATTTTCTAGAACAGTCCATTTGTTTAATCTATCTAGTTTTTCTTCGGTAAAAAAACTTTGATTTCTAAACCACTGTTCAACATCTGTATGACCTTTTGATTGATTGCAATTTTTGCAACAACATACAACATTTTTTGTTGTATCTGATCCCCCATGAGATCTGGGAATTACATGGTCAAGTGTTAAATCATCAGATGATTCACAATAAGCACATTTATTGCTCCATTGTTCTTTTATTTTTTTCCTCCATAACCTCTTTGCGTCTCTTGATTGTACAACTTCTAAATTGTACATGTAGTCTGCTGGAGTGTTATAGAGTTCCATAAATTAATGCAACTTGTTATTATATAGCATTAATTTATCCTTCTCAGACTTGTAAAGAAGTTTATGATTTTTATCAAGATAAATTTCAATACCTTGTTGTATATCTGGGATTAACCATTGATCAATGCGATAACAATATTGCCAATTGGATGGTTGAATGCAGTTCATAACTACAACAGACCAAAATGCTGACATGTAATTAATTAACGTGTACATATTCAGTTATCCCAGAATTGATAATAATGCTATTTGTTGAAAGATATTTTTTACCATCTTCAATATCAACAATATCATATATTGGTGTATATTGGTAGTAGTGGCCATCACCTCTCATATTAACAAGGTTTAGGGCATCTCTTAACGAACCACAGTCAGCAATCTTATTTTTATTTGAGTCAAAGACAGAAAAGTATCCATTCATTTTCCATAAGTGTCATACATTTTTGCATCGTCTTCTTTTTTAATTTCTGCAGCGATTTCTTTTTCGGTCTTGAAGTGATGTCCCTTAAGTTCAGGATTTGGTTGAGATTTAGTCAAGTCTCTACGACTTTGATTCTTGATTACAATGAATGCATCTTTATTATATTTACGAGTACCAATAGGAGATTGCCACTTCTTATTATACTCCTCACCAACATCAATACCAGAAACAGAAGTTCCTCCAATCTCTACATCAATCTCATCACCTTCTTTCCAACCTAAAACTTCAAGGACATCCTGAATTTTATCCATAATTCCATTGTCATCCCAAGCAAAGAAGTTATCATCATTCTTTGTCCAGTCGTGTTTGGGGATAGAATTCATAACTTTCTCATCTGGATCTAAACTTCCGTGCATAAAAAAAGAGGGTGATTAACCCCCTCATTATATCAAAATTTTATTCATCAGTCAAATGATCGGCACAAGTAAGTGTATCACAAGGAGGACACTCTTTCTTAATATGATAAGCATCAATGGCAGCTTCAAGTGCTTCAGTCACATTCTCCT